GTTTAGAATATATGATTTACATAGTTTGTCAACACAAAAATGTAGATTCTTGAAAAAAAAAATAATTAGGGTAAAATAGGCTGTTGCAACATGATTGAAAGGTTTGCCGTGACTGATAAGCCAAAAGCAAGCGAGTCAAAACAAAAAAGAAATTCCCCCGTCTGGAAAACCACAGAGCTTATGGATGCTATTTGCAATAGATTGACGGAAGGTGAAAGCCTCCGCTCAATCTGTCGTGATGATGGAATGCCAAGTTTAGGAACTTTCTTGAGATGGGTCACTCAAGACGTTGAATTAAAGGAGCAATACGCGTTGGCCTTAAAGGTTAGAGCCGATTATTTACTTGAGGAAATCTTCGAAATTGCCGATGATTCTACAAATGACTATGTTGAGAAGCTGAATAAAGACGGCTCTACTTATGTTGCAGTTGATAACGAGCACATCAACCGTTCTCGGTTGCGTGTTGATGTTAGAAAGTGGTCAATGGGCAGAATGAATCCTAAAAAATATGGCGACTTCAGCAAGATGGAAGTAACGGGCGCTGATGGTGGCGCCGTTGAAGTCATAAACAAAATTGAAAATGTGATTGTTGATGGGAAGAACGCTTCAGATTCAAACACCTAGGTGGGCTTTGCCATTGCTTGGCGATGCACGCTACAAAGGCGCATTCGGTGGGCGGGGTTGCGTTCACCCTGACACGCTTATTGATGTACCTGGCGACCAAATAGCCATTAAAGACTTCAAAGGCGGGCTTGTATGGTCATGGAAGGACGGGCAAAAGGTTATGGCCTTTGCAACGCCTGCAAGCCGATTCACTATTGAGCAGCTTTATAAGGTTGGCTTTAGTGATGGCCGCTCGATAATTGTGACTGACCAGCACAAATTCTTAACTAGCCGAGGTTGGCAAGAGTTGCGTCATCTCTGCGCCTCTGATGCCGTTGTTTCACTGCCTCAGAAATCCTCCGCTTGCCGTCCTCTGACCACTTCGGGCAACGGCCAGCAAGAGTCACCCGCAAGTGTTCTGCATTCGACGCAAACACCCGCAAGTTGTTCGGATGATTGTTTTGGATATTCCCGTCAATATGATCAACCACTTCAGTTAAAAGCAAGTATCGGCCTAGCGTTTGTTCCATTACCAGACGATGCACAGCAACATAGCTCCCGTGCTTTGTGCCATGCGGATGTTGGGGGCAGCGTAAGTATTGATAGCCCTTTGCCAGCTTTAAGCCGCCCTTCCAGCCCGTCCGTTCCTCACGGCGTGGGGGCTCTATGTTATGCAGGCGGGGGAAGTTATAGCGGCGAAATATCTTTTGCACAGCCTTCGGTGTCTTACCAATCTTATCGGCAATTTCACCAGAAAAATAACCATCCGCTGCAAGAGACGTAACAAGCAAAACCTCGCTTGGGTTGCGACAACCAGTTAAGTTTGGCGAAAAGCCTTCAAACGCTTTTTGGCAAGCAAGGCGATAGCGTTGGCGATATTCCATTGGATTCCCCTCCTGTTGGATGCTTCACTTTAACAAACATTGCTTACGTCCGCAAGCACAGCCGACAACATTATTGGGACTTGCACGTTTTCGGCACAAACAACTATCTGTCAAACGGGATTGTTAACCATAACTCTGGGAAATCACATTTATTTGCAGAAATGCTTATCAAAAAACATATAATGAATCCATCCCATAGAAGCGTTTGCGTTAGGGAAGTACAGAAGTCATTGTCGCAATCGGTTAAGCGTTTGCTTGAAATAAAGATAGAGCAGTTGGGCGTTGCGTCTTACTTTGAGGTGCAGGAAGCCGTCATCAAGTCCAAGAAGGGCGATGGACTAATAATCTTTCAGGGTATGCAGAATCACACCGCTGATTCCATCAAGTCGCTAGAAGGCTATGACCTGGCCTGGGTTGAGGAAGCGCAATCGTTAAGCCAGCGTAGCCTTGACTTGTTGCGCCCAACAATCCGCAAGCCTGGCAGCGAATTGTGGTTTACATGGAACCCGAACCAGGCCACAGACCCTGTTGACTTGTTGTTGCGCGGGGAAAGCACGCCACCGAGTGCTGTTGTTATTGAGGTGAACTATAAGGACAATCCGTGGTTCCCCGATGTTCTAAAGGCTGAAATGGAGTATGACAGGGGGCGCGATGTTGATAAATATAATCACGTCTGGCTTGGTGGATATAGCCGAAATTCAGAGGCGCGGGTGTTTAAGAATTGGTCGATAGAAGAGTTTGAGACGCCCGCCGATGCCGTGCATAGATTCGGGGCGGACTGGGGCTTTGCAATAGACCCCACGGTGCTGGTGCGCTGTCACATCGTTGGCCGCAAGCTGTACATCGACTATGAAGCCTATCAGGTTGGCTGTGAGATTATGGACACGCCCAGTCTGTTCTTGTCTGTACCAGAGTCTGAAAAATGGCCGATTATCGCTGATAGTGCCAGGCCAGAAACAATCAGTCACATGCGTAAGAATGGATTCCCCAAAATCATGCCAGCAGTCAAAGGAAAAGACTCGCTGAAAGAAGGGATAGAGTTCTTAAAGACTTACGATATTGTGGTTCACCCACGATGCACGCACACCATTGACGAATTAACCATGTATTGTTATAAGACAGATTCATTGACGGGGATTGTATTGCCAGTATTAAATGACGAACATAACCACGTTATTGACGCTTTACGCTATGCGTGCGAAGGTGTTAGACGTGTGCAGGAATCGCAACCTGTTGATTTTACCCCGATTCCAACCGTGCACTATTGGTCGTAATAATGGCAGAACCTAGTAAAGAAATGCTAACTGATATTCATCAAGAAGCGATGAAACAGTTTAATAAAATTCAGCAGGCTGTACGGGCAGAGCGGCAACAATCATTAGAAGATAGGCGGTTTTATTCCATTGCAGGGGCGCAATGGGAAGGCAACCTTGGTGAGCAATTCCAAAACAAGCCAAAGTTTGAGGTAAACAAGATTCATTTGGCCGTTATTCGCATTGTGAATGAATACCGCAATAATCCCATTAGTGCTGATTTTATATCTAAAGAAGGCGGCGAGTATGACAAGCTAGCCGAAACGTGCAGCGCGTTATATCGGGCAGACCGCCAAGATAGCAATGCGTCTGAAGCCGAAGATAATGCTTTTGAGGAAGCTGTTGGTGGTGGCATGGGTGCTTGGCGCTTGCGTGCCGATTATGAGGATGATGAAGACGACGAGAATACCAATCAGGTCATAAGGTTTGAGCCAATTTATGATGCTGATAGCACGGTGTTTTTCGATATTGACTCAAAGCGCCAGGATAAGTCTGATGCAAGGCACTGCTTTGTGTTAAATCCGATGTCGCCAGATTCCTTTGAGGAAATCTATGGCGAGCCAGTTACACCCGTTCAAAAGCTGATTGACAATAGCTACTTTGATTGGGCAACGCCTGAAGTGGCATATATAGCAGAATATTACAAAATTGAGGACAAAACAGAAACATTACGCATTTTTGAGGGCATAGACGGCGAGAAGGAAAGCTACAGCAAGAAAGAGCTAGAGGATGACCCATCTATTGAGGAAACATTGTTAGCAACTGGCTATAAAGAGGTTTCCAGCAAGAAAGTTACTCGCAAGAAAGTGCATAAATACATTTTGAGCGGCAACAAAGTCTTAGAGGATTGTGGATATATTGCGGGTAAACATATCCCCATTGTTGTGACTTATGGCAAGCGATGGGTTGTTGATGGTATTGAACGGTGTATGGGTCATGTTCGCCTGGCTAAAGATTCGCAACGCCTTAAAAACATGCAGCTATCTAAAATTGGCGAGATTGCATCGTTGTCATCGTATGAAAAGCCAATCTTTACGCCAGAGCAAATTAAGGGCTACGGCAATATGTGGGCAGAGGCCAACGTCAAGAATTTTCCCTATCTGTTGCTTAACGCGATGGTGGATAAAGAGGGCAACAAGCAAGCTGCTGGTGCTATCGGCACGTTAAGGCCGCCTGATATTCCACCTGCCATTGCTGCACTTATCACTTTGACAGATGCCGATATTAAAGAGGTGTTGGGCAGCCCCGAAAGTGGCGAGAAAATCGTTAGCAATATCAGCGGCAAGGCTGTTGATATGATTCAGCAAAAGCTGGATATGCAGACGTTTATCTACACCAGCAACCACTCAAAGGCCGTGCGGCGCAGTGGCGAAATATGGCTGTCTATGGCGCAAGAGCTATACTCGCAGCCTGGCCGCAAGTTAAAAACTGTTGGCAGGCAGGCCGAAGTTAGCAGTGTTGAGATGATGAAGCCAACCGTTAATGAGGACGGCGAAACGGTTTATGAGAATGATTTATCTGATGCCCGCTTTGATATTGTTGTTGATGTAGCCCCATCTACCGCCAGCCGCAGGGCGGCAACCGTTCGTGCATTGACCGCGATGTTATCCATCACCAACGACCCAGAAACACAGCAGGTCTTAAATGCAATGGTGATGATGAATATGGAGGGAGAAGGCGTTGGTGAAGTGCGCGACTTTTTCCGCAAGAAAATGCTTAAGATTGGCGCTGTGCAGCCAACGGAAGAAGAGAAGAAGGAAATGGCGCAAGAGTTGGCACTGCAAGCACAACAGAAAGATGTTAATGCTGCTCTTATGGAGGCGATGGCAGAGGAGGCAACAGCCAAGGCGGCCAAAGCTAGAGGCGACACGCTTAAGACCGTTGCTGACGCGCAATTATCGCAAGCAAAAACGCTTGAGATTTATAACAATATACCAGGACAGCAGCAGGCAGAGCAGCAGGCCGCCGCACCAATGCCAGATATTCAGCAGTCTGAATTGTATCCACAACCACAACCAACCCCAACAGGAGAGCAAACGCAATGGCAACAGCAGCAACAACCATTGATGCCAACGAGCTAAACGAGCAAGAACAGGAGCTTGAGGAAGTAGAGATTGAGCAGGAAAAGGAAGGCCAAGGTGGCGACGATGTTGCCAACGATGACGATGGCGAGAAGGAACAGGATGCAGAGGATGCCAAGCAAGATGCCGCCCCCGAAGAGGAAGAGCTAACCGTTAGCTTTGATGGCGAGGAGCCAGAGCAGGAAGATAAAGAGCCAGCACCACAATGGGTAAAAGAATTGCGCAAGAGCAACAGGGAGCTTAGCAAGCGCAATAAAGAGCTTGAGGAGCGCTTGGATTCACTGAATAAGCCAGCCGATGCTGTTGATTACAAAAAGCCAAGCATTGAGGATTGCGACTACGATGAAGAACTTTATGAGCGTCGGTTAACTGATTATCTGAAGCATAAAGAGAAGCAAGAGGAAACGGCCAGAGAGGCGCAACTTGCTGTTCAAAAGGAAAAAGAAGCGTGGGAAAACAAGCTGGCCAATTATGCTGACAAAAAGCAATCAATTAAGGCTAAGGACTTTGAGGACGCTGAGGATGTTGTTAAAAGCACATTAAAAACCCCGCAGCTAGGTATTTTGATTAACGGTTGCGAAAACCCCGCGCTTATGGTTTATGCGTTGGGCAAAAAAGGTAAGTTGCTAGCATCGCTGGCAGAGGAAACAGACTTGGTGCAGTTCGCATTCAAGATAGCTAAACTGGAGGACAAATTGAAAGTTGTAGAACGCAAAGCCCCACCGCCACCTGAAAGCAAAATTCGTAGCAGTGGCTCCGCAACAGCAGCCGTTGATTCCGTTGAGGAAAGGTTGCGTAGTGAAGCAATGCGAACTGGAGATTTATCAAGATTAACGCAGTATCAGCAAGATAAAAGAGAACGCTTGCGTAACTCATAATTATTGGCTATATTGTCAAATGTAGGTCTCGCCAGCCTTAAATGGCAGTTACACTTATAGCCGCCGCGCAGCTTGTGCGTGAGTAATGTAATAATTAACTCACTCATAGGAATAGCTATGCCTAACGGATTTTCTAAACAAGAATTTGTGGCTTTTGAGCAGATTACCGCTGGTTTTGATGATGCCCTGGTGTTGTCAAGCAATGTAAATGTTTACAAGGTCGATGATGTAACCGCTGAACGGTCTTCCAATACTATTTGGCGGCCAATGCCATACATCTTGCCATCTTTTGATGGTTCGGATGCAACCAACAACTTTAAGGACACTACACAATTAAGTGTTCCTGCTTCCATTAACATCAAGAAGCACTCACCTTGGTCGCTAACTGGCGAACAGTTGCGTGATGCTTTGCAAGAAGACCGTTTGATGGCGGCTGCAACCCAAAAACTAGGAAGCGACATTAACATCGCAACCTTGAACGCAGCTGGTAACTTTGGTTCCCTTTTTGTAAAGCGTACGTCTGCTGCTAGCGGCTTTGATGACGTTGCCCAGTGCGACAGCATCATGAACGAGCAAGGCATTCCCATGATGGATAGGTGCTTGGCATTGAGCAGCCGTGATTACAACGGTTTGGCTTCTAACTTGGCCGCTTCTACCCGCAGTTTTGGCAACAAAAAGTCAGACACTGCTTACGAGCGTGCCTATGTTGGCAATGTCAGTGGGTTTGAAACTTTCAAACTTGACTATGCCATTAACAAGGCGGCTGCAGCTGGTGGCGGTGGTATCACTATGAGCACCCTTACCGCGGCTAACAACTACTGGGTTCCTCGCGCAACTTCTGTTTCGGCCACTGGGGAAGTTAGCAATGTTGACAACCGTTTCCAAACCATCACCGTTTCGAGCACCACCAACGTGGTTGCTGGCGATGCGTTTACGATTGCCAACTGCCTTGCTACTAACCACATCACCAAACAGAGTACTGGACAGCCAAAAACCTTCCGTGTTGTTTCTGTTCCTAGCAGCACTACCCTGGTTATTACTCCAGCTATTGTGTCGCTACAGGGTGGTACGGATGCTGAGCGTCAATATCAAAACGTGACGTTTAGTTCGACCGCAAGCAATGCTGCAATTACATTCTTGAACACTGCTGCTGGGTTCCTAAACCCATACTGGCACAAGGATGCGATTGAGATTATTC